CAGCTCTGCTTGCAGAGCGTCCAAGCTCTCCTCGATCTCGGCGACGCGTTTCTGCTGAGCGTAGTCGCCAAGGCGCGTCTGCAGAGTCCGCTCAACGAATCCGCCAACAGAAGCGTGCAGCTGGCTTGCCAGCAATTCAATTCGTTCGGTCATGATTTTGCATTCTCAAGGTGATCAAAGCGGCAGAGACTACGCCAGCAATCTCGTCATCATCCTCTTTGATTCTGCGAATTTGTTCGGTGTCTCTTGGCCGTGGTCGTCCACCGAAGTACACAATGATTGGCTCGCTCTGCGACAAGGCGCTTTTGCCGCTGAGGCTGATGGTTGCCGTCCCCGACTTAGATCGGTCGAACTTCAATTTCAGAAATGAATCCGAGCGCATCCAGGCTCATGCTGCGAACCTCCGAATCAGTGCGTCAGTCAGCTGCCGAGCGACCTCATCTTGAACATCCTCTGGCGAGTCATCCTCGTCCGGCTCTTCGGGGTCGTCTGAATCCGGCAGGGCTGGCGCCGCGGGCGCGGCGGGCAGAGCCTCCGCTGTGTCGCGCTTGGCGAGCGCCGCAAGGCTGTAGTTCTGCTGCTGAAGGTAGGGCGTCTCTCCGCCCTCGACGGGCGGCAGGTTCCTGCGTGCGCGCGCCTCGTTGGGGCTGTAGATCGCAGCGGCCACGCCCTTAGAAAGCATATCTAATTGCGTTGCCGAGTCCATCCGCAACAGCACGGAAAGATCAAACTCCGTGCCCAGATTTTCGTTCGGCGAAGCTCCGAGCCCAAGTCCTTCATCCAGACAAAGCTCAATCGACTCGATCATCGTCTGCAGCGTGTCTGAATAGTACTGCGCGTTCAGCGCCTCAACGTTGTTCGAGACCGGCACAGGACCAGCGTTGATCTTGTACAGTGGCACCCCAAAAGCGCGCGCAACATCCTCGGCAGTCCAGCGCAGCTGCTCGATCATCTGCGAGTCGTCCGCGGTCATCGTGAGCGCTTCGTACTTTAGACCGCCGCCGAGGATCGCGACCTTGCCGCGGTTTCGTCCGCCGAAAGCCTTCTGCCATCCGTCCTTCCACGCTTCAGCAGTTGCGTCCGGCACTTCTCCCGGCGAAAACAATATGCCGGAAGGCATCGAGCTGTTTTCAAAAAAGAAAGCGGAGTTGCGCTGAATGTTGTTGCCCTGCGTGGCCGCGAGGCCGCATGCGAACAACGGCGACACACCAGCCAGCGGGTGGAACAGCGGGTTCATCAGGTCGTGAATGATCTCAGACGCTGGCACATTGATTGCGTCCGTCAGCTGGGAAAGATCATCCTGCGCCAAGCGGTAGAAGACGCGCCCATCCGCAGTGACCATCGGCCAAACGCGAGAAGGATCCAGGACATAGAGCGCTACCACGATGCCGCGGCCGTCTCGCTGCTTCAGGACGTAGGCGTTACCCGACTGCAGCTTCGACAGAATCCAGGTGCAAAAAAATTGGATCCGATTCTGATACGAATTCGGCTTCCGCAGCACAGGCCAGAATGGCGAAGCGCGATTGACCTTTGACCAGATGCCGTTGTCGTCGCGCTCAACCAGCAGCATCGGCATCTTGGCGATGTCGTTCGCGATGCGCGTCATGCACGCGTACACCGCAGCGAAAGCCTGCACCCGCTCCGGCGAATCACACTCAAGGTTTCGCTGCCAAGCGCCTGTGCTCGGCTCAAGGATGCGGTTCCACCAGCGCGGATTCTGAGGGACGGAGTAGTCCTTCTTGATCCGGCTGATCTGAAGGCCGAGCAGGTTCACAGCTTCTCGTCGGCGTCTTTAGCGGTCAAGTCTCTGCGCTTGTAGTCGCGCTTGCCCTTGTCGTCTTTTGGAGGAGCTGGGGGCAGCGACTGAAGCACAGCGGGTTTGAGCTTTGGCGCTTCAACAGCCCAACCAAGACCTATGAGCGTGCGCGCCTCGCGCGGTGTGGCCCAAATCAGGTCGTCTGGCTTGACGATTTTTCCTGCGAACTTGTGATACTTGCGCGAAACGAGTTTTACTTTTCCGTCCATTGCAGCTCCGCAAAAAAGCCGCGGCCTGTGAAGACCGCGGCTGTCTTACACACGCACGGCCAAGCTTACTCGCCCCAGTTGACCGAGCCGAGAAGAGCGACGGCCGAAGTGCGACGAGTCTTCCAGTTCACGGTGCGCTCGGCGCGGAAGCCCACGAGGTTCCGCTGCCACAAGCTCACCATCACGGTGCTGGCCGTGGTGGGGTTGTCGGGCGCGTTGTTCATCTGCAGGGAGGCTTCTGTCGACACGTCAACGTTGATGCCGCCTTCGTCCGCGAAGTAGATGTCGCTCGCGTTCACCAGCAGCACGTAGTCCCCAGCCGACGGACGCGGCAGGTGCTCCGAGGTGATGACGGGCAAACCTTCAAACGTGCCGCCGCCCATCGAGATGGTCGGGAACTCACGCTGACCCAGCCCATTCGTCAGCAACGACAGCGCCAGCGCGGTCGAGGTGTTCATTATCCACACACCGTTCACAGGCGTGTTGTTCGCGGTGATGAACGTGTTCATGATCGCCTTCACGTCGCGGCGGACGTTGTCGGCGGTGTTCCCTGTGGAGATGATCGGGGTGAGCCCGTGGGTGACGGACGCGGGCGAAACGCCAGCGACCGCGGCTTTGGCGGGGTCCACGAAGTCCACGTCCCAGCGAGCGGCGAGAGCTTGCGCCATCTGGTCGCGCACCACGATGCCCGCGGAAGGCGACGAATCGCGCGCCAGCTCCATGCTGATGACGGCGATGTTGGCGACCTTCAGCGGCGTGAGGTTGGTGGTGCTAAAGTCGAACTTGGTCAGCGGCTTGGCGTTCTCTTCGCCGACCCAGTAGCCCGCGCCACCCGAGGTCTGACCGACTAGCGGCAGGCGGAACGGCACCCGACGCAGCGAAGGAATGCCGCCCGTGCCGAAGCGCCCAACAATCGACAGCGGACGCAGGAACTCTGCGAAGTCTGCCGCGATCGCGCCGGACGCATTCACCAACGGCGAAGCCCAGGTGCCGTCGGTGGTGTTGCCCGCGGCGACAGCCGCTTTAAGCGTCAGCTCGATGCGCGAGTCGTCGCGGAACATCTCTTTCGCGAACTGCTCGGCCGATTTGAACGCGCCTTTTTGCATCGACTCGTAGGAGAGCGCCTTGCACTGCGCCAGACGCGCGAAGGCGACGCCAGGAATGTCGTCGTTCTTTTTTTGATGCGTGATCACGGCGCCGCGTGCGTCGCTGGCAGCCTTCACCGCGCCATCGCCTTGGGACTGGGGGACGGGAGTGAAGCCGGATTGCATCTGCTCAAACTCTTTCAGGCGCGACATGTGGGCGTCGATGGCTTTGATTTCATCGCGCACTTGGTCGTAGCTCTTTTGCTCTTCAAGATTCAACGTGCGGTTTTCTGCGGTTGATTTTTCGATCAGGGATGTGACTTGCTGCAGCTTTGCCGCGCGCTCAGTCTCCATCGCCCGTAGTGTGGCGGTGTTCATTGTGGATTCCTCTGGGATAGTGATGGGAGATGGTGCCGTGACGCCGGCAAAATGGAAAGCGCCTGACGCGGCGCTCTGGTCGAACGACTTTACCGAGGCGATCGACGCCTCAGCATTCGCGGGAATTGTCACAGCGGACAGCTCAAGCCATTCCCACAATTTGTATCTGATGCCCCAGCTGTCTTTAATTTGCTCGGTGTCTATGCCCTTGAACCCGATCGACAAGCCGCGGACGAGCCCGCCCTTGATTAACTGAAATGCTTTGTCGATGTCCGGAGTGAGGCCGCGCGAAATTTTCGCGACAACCTCGATGCCCTTGTTGGTGACTTTCGCCTCAGTCACCAGCCCGATCGGGCTACGAGAGTCGTGCTGCCAAAGCAAGGGCAGCGGCAACTTGAACTGCGCGCCTTTCGGCTCAACCACATCGCCCATGCGGTCCGTGGACGGGGTGGAGGCGATGCCGCGGATGACGCCTTCCGTCTCGTCGACGGACTTGATCTCGAAGGTCGAGTAGGCGCGCGTGTTCATTCTGAATCACGCGCGGCGCGGATACGAGCGATCCGGTCTGCCGTGAGCTCGTAGGCTTTTGGAACAAGCACTGCCGGGACCAAGCCGGCGCCAAAGCCAAAAGTGAAGAGAATCAGATCAACCATTTTTGATTCCTACGCGAAAAACAATTTCGGCTCAGGAACAACTTCTGCCGCGGTCGGCATCACGCCAATCGCCATCGCGAGCCCAACCATTCCGTCAATTCTGCCCTTTGTTTTTTGCTTTGCGAATTTACGGTTTCCGGTTGAATCCTGCAGAATTGTCGCGTTTCCGGCGCACATAGTCAACACAGAATTGTTCCCGTGCCGCAAGCTCCCCAAAAGCAGCTTAGTTTCTAATTCACGCAAAGCTGGGGACATAGACTGAAAACCCTGACCAAACTCCTTGAAGCGAGCGAGCTGTGCGTCTGTGAAGCCGACCTCGATCAGGTACGGACGCAGGTAGCGCATATTCCAGCGATCGAACCCAATCCACACAACGTCGAAAAATTCAAACACCTCTTTCAGCTGGGCCGCGACGTAGCGATACTCGATCGCGCGCCCTGGCGTCAACTCGATCAAGCCCTGCCGCGCCCAAAGCGCGTACGGAACACGGTCCGCCTTGCTCTTCTCGTCGATGCCCTCCGCGGGCAGCCAGAAGCTGGGGTACACGTCGTACTGCTCCGACACCAGCACCAGCGCCGTCAAATCCTGCACAGAGGACAGGTCCAGACCGCCGTAGACCTTCATTCCGCGCTGCCGCGTCGCGGGCTGCGCGCCGTTGGAGTCCCAAACCGACTTAGACACAAAAGGCGCAAACAATTCAACGCGCTGATTCAGGATCAGGTTGCGGAAGGTGGCTTCGAAAGAGGGCATGCGCTGCGCCTTTTTCGCCTGCTCGCTCAGGTCGTCCGCGCTACGAAACTCGCCCATGGCAGGGTTGGCCGCGGCCCACGCCTCTTTGTCGCCCAGCTCGCAGCCTTTTGGCGCCTCGTACACGTGGCACACGATGCGCGGATCCTGGCTAGTGCGGGCGTCGTCGATCCAGACGCTAAAAAGGTCTGCGTCGGAGGGCGCCTGCGTCGAGATCGCGAACAGCAGCGCGTCTTCGTAGGCGCCTTGCGCCGTGGTGATGGCGTTGACGAAGGGGTCGTCTGCGCCGCGAATCTGGCCGACCTCGTCGAGAATGGCAACGCGGGGCGACAAGCCTTGGGACGTGCTGCCCTCGGCGGCCAGCGCCTTATACTCGACGTTCTTGCTCAGGCCGATCAGGATCTTGCTCGACGGCACCACCCGCACGCGCGTCGCCAGCTCTGGACCCATCATCTTCCATGCGAGCTTGAAGACGATTGAGGCTTGCTCCCGCGAACGCGCGCCGGAGACGACCTGCGAGTTTTGAACAGCCTCTGGACCGGCGATGTGCGCCAAGGCGATCCCGGCGATGGTGGTCGTCTTGGCGTTTTTACGCGCCATCGACAGAATCCCCATCTTGGTCTTGGCGGGATTGTCGTAGACCGCAAGAATGAAGCGCTTCTGAAATTTGGCGAGCTTGAGCGGCTTGCCGACGTGAGTGCCCTCAGGCACAACACAATACGTCTCGATGAACGCGATGACACGCTCACCGCGCGTGCGCGGAGTCTTGATGCGGCGCGGCCTCATGCGAGCAAGGAGTCTTGCTCGTTCGCGACCTGGTCTTTGGCGTTGCGGGCGGACTCGAGCAGCGCCGCGCCAGAGGTTGCGCCGTGAGCCGCGCCCTGGCGCAGCGACCGCATCAACGCCAGCTGCCGCGCGGTGAGCGCCTGGACGACGGTGTGGCGAGGGTTGACGATGTCGCTGCCCTTGTCGTTCTTAATCACGCTGCCCTCCGCCTCAAGCAGCTTCGACTCGCGCATGATGCTTGCCTGACACCGGGCCAACTGCGCCACCACGATCAGCTCACTCACGCTCCATTTCGCCTTGGCTCGGCCGCGCACAATTGAGTCCCAATAGATCAGATCGTCGCCCGACATTTCTTCCGCAAGGAATGGCGGGATCGGCGGCACGCCGTCTGCCGCGGCGATGAACGCCTCAACGTGGCGACCGACGGTGTTGGAGGGGCGGCGCTGTTTGGTCATACGAGTTTTTGCTCTGATTATGAGTTTTGGGCCAAATTTGATCTTGCAATACACAAAGCC